CTAATTCTGTTAGTACATTAAATGATACTACTTCTAATGCCATAAATATACCTTGACATTCTTCATATTCTTCTAATGATTCATAATGTTTTAATATTTCTCTTACTTGATTTAAAAGCATACCTTTTTCTATTTCGTGTAGTGTAAGGTTATAATGGTCTATTGCTTTATCGTTCATTCTGTTTTTAGTTTTAATAAGTTCCAACATTCAACATAACGTTGCCTTGCTTTTCCTTTGTGTATTTCTTTGAATAGTTCGTATATCTTTTTAGTATATTGGTATTTACTTTTACATTCAGATAAATACTTTTCTGCAAACTTTTTACCATATCCTTTACAGTAGTTTACATTGTCAGCAGTATCACCTATTATCATTTGTTCATAGAAGTTATACATTGCTTCTTCTTCTGATATATCATATACTACTTTATGTTTAATATGATAGTTATACATCAAACAAGGAAATTGTTTATAGTCTTTATCTATGCTTACTATTATTACATTATCCCTTCCTATTTCATTTGATAGTGTAAACCAATACCTGGCAACCATATCATCTGTTTCACATCCATAACCCCAAATAGAATCATATTGTTCTTTAACGTATGCGTGTACTTCATTTAATAAAGGTGGCAAATTGTTATAATCTCTATTAGCTTTATACTTTGGTGTTATGTATTTTCTAAAGTTACCTTTACTACCTGAAAATGTTTTTACTTCATTTATTTCGTATATATCTTCTAAGTGGTTTATTATAGACATAAACACTTCATCAAATTTAGCTATTGCATCTTCAATATTATGATGAAATCCATCATCTTCTATTGTTTCTCTTTTCTTATAACAGCTTGAAAATATCAAACTATCAGCATCAAATAGTACTATCATTCTTTATTAGTTTTAAAATGTATTGCCAAACTTCTAATTCTCTATCTGTAGATTCTAAACACTTTATTAAATGTTCTTCGCTTATGTCAGTCTTGCCCGTTACAATTAATGTAGCGTAGTTTACCGATTCTCTTTGCAACCCTGCTATTTTAGATGTTGCTTTCCAATATGCTTTTTCGTTTATATCCATATCAATATTATTATTAGCAATACAATAAATGATATTATTACGTTTCTATCTTCTTTGTTCATCGTTTAAAGTTTGTCTTATTTGTTCATAGTACATATCACTTTCACTCCATTCATCAACTAATGATGTTCTAACATTGTTTAGTCTATTGCCTATTGCTACGTTCTCAAGGCTATATAAATAGTCTATACATAATGTTAGTTCTTTAATTATTTCTTCTTTGTTCATCTTGTTTTAATTTAGTTAATAATGTTTTTGCTTCTTGTTTAAATCGGTATTGTTGCTCCCAAATTGTTTCTTTCTTTTCTGCTGGTTTCTTGTTTCTCATTTATTTGTTTTTAATTGTTATACAAATATAAACAAGTTATTAATATAAATTACATTTTAACAAAAAATTAACATAAAAAAAAAGAGTAGCTATTTGCTACCCTTAATTTGATTTCTACATATAGAATACCTTTGGTCTTTATCAGGATATTCTTTTGTCATAACTTCATCTGACATACAACGTTGTAAAAACTCTTGTTCGTTTTCTGTATTTCTTTTTTCAGGTATTGGCATAATATTTATTTTTGATTAATTATATTCCGATATACTTTATTTACTCTTTCTGAATTTATTCCTCTTGAGTGATAAAATTCTAATACTCTATTTATTCTTGTTAGTGGTTTAAATCTGCTCTTTGTCATTTAGTTCTGTTTTTAGTTTCTGTATGTATAATGTTGCATCCATTAATTCTTCTTGAAAGTGTTGTAGCCATTCTAACGTACTTAAATCTGTTCTGTCAAGTGTAACACCATATTTATTTATTCCTACTTCAGAACGCTGTTTAAATTGTTTTATAACCGATTCTACTATTGTATCTTTCATTTAAATCTTTTTGAGTGTAATTTATATAATTCCATTATTTTCTTTAAAGCATCGTATTCTGTAAATTCAGTTTTAATATCGTTTTCTTTTAAATAAAATACTTCTTTATAATTTGATATTTGATATTTAATTATATGGTATTTAGTTTTAAAAGGTTTTAATATATAAGCCAAATCATTTTCTAAACATATATTCATACATTCAATTTCTGCACCTGTAGGCATATATTTAACTGTTTGCCTTTTTGCCATTATTCTATTCTTAAAAATTCAGCTTTAGCGTATTCTACAAACCATTCTTTGTTTTCTTTGTATTTATCTATTACAGCATCAATCATTACTAATTCATCTATTGTAGACTTTTGTAATTTAGTTATAATATTTTCTATACTTCTTAAAATGTTTGTAGTTGTTTCAGGTGATGTTTCATATACCTTTTGATATTCTAATCTTACAACTTCTTCTAGGTCTTTATTTAAACTATTTATCTTATGCTTTATTTGTTGTTTATATTGAGTTGTAAAAAATAATGATTCATTTGCTTCTAACAATAATTGACTTAATAAAACTGATTTAAGGTATTCTAATTGTATTGTATTTACTTCCATTTCTTTGCTTTGTTTATTTCTAAATATGTTACTTCTTTTTCTATTCTATTTGTATTATTAAATTGTGTTGTTGCTGGATTCTTAAAATTACATTCCCAATCAGGAGTTATAGTATGCAAATTAAAACTATATATTCCAAATGGTGTAGAATTAATATATACAGGTGTGTCTAAATGCTTTGCACATTCTTCTAACATTGCATCATACTTTTTCTTTTCTAATAGTAAAGTTTTATAATGCGTTTTCCTGCATTTAAGTTCTAGTCTATGTCCTGTTATTGGACTATAACAATCCCATCTTGACATTTGATTTTTAGCTTTAACCAAATCAGGATATACATTATCTTTTAACCAATTAAATAAATCATTCTCATTCCAGTTATTCATAAGTGTTATGTACTTTTCTTAAGTCAGATAGAATATCTCTCCAACATCCAGAACAATTAGATGCTTCTAACTTTTCATTAAATACTCTTTCGTATATTGCTATAATTAAAAATTGTTCTTTCGGACTTAAATCAGCTTTATGTATATCTACTAAAGGTGTCAAGGCGTTGTAATCTTGTTCATTTAAACAGTTAATACTTTGCTTGTACGTTATTAATCTATTTAGCTTTTCTTTACGTTCATCGCATCCACAATCAATCCCTGTTATTGATGAAAACAATTCAACTGCTGCTTTAATTCCTGTTGCGGTGGTAATTTGTTCTATTGTATCACCTAATCCTTTTGATTTTCTTTTTGCCATAATATTTTATTTGATTTTTTAATGTTATCTATTGCCCATAAAGGTTGAAAATTTGTATAATGATTAAGTCTAATTAATTCTTCTTCATCTTTTGCTAATGATACTGGATATATGTGGTCTAAATGCCATTGACCAATATTATCCCAATTCATATTTTCAGTAAATTGCTTTTCTAAATGCGTTTTAAACTCTTCAAAAGAACAACCTAATATTTGATATGTTTTAGAATTTTTAGAATATCCATTTCTTCTAAAAGATTGTTTAATTAAAGTTCTTGTATTATTAGTTAATTTAAATAAAGAATCTGTCTTTACTTTATTATTTCGCCATTCATTTCGATACTTTTCAATCTTTTCTTTATTTTTTAAATAATGTTCTCTTTTATAATTAGCAATTTTTTCCTTATTTTTATTTAAATAAATTTTCGAAGTTTCGGATATTTTAGATTTATTTTTTAATCTATATTCTTTTTGATATTCTTGTTCTTTAGTCATAATCAATAAATATTATTGTAGTCATTATTTATATAATCATCATAATCTTTTTGAAACTTTTCTTTTAAAATACTTTTGTAATTTTTAATTGAATGAAAAATAGAAATTAAACTTATTGTAGTTTCCTTTGCAATATCTCTCATAGAAAAATCAGTATCTCGGTATAATTTAAATAATTTTTTATCATAAAAATGCCAGTTTTCTATTTCATTATCAATCATTAAACATATATCATTATACGCTTTATGTTCTTCTACGTTTGATGTATCAAATATTTCCCATTGTTCATCAAATGATACTTTATTTACTTTTTGCTTTTTATTGTAATACTGAAAGTATAAACTTTTTAAAGTAAAAAATACATATCCTTTTCTAACATTACCATTTGCATCTATAATTTTAGTTGCATCAGCATACTTCCACAAAGCTATATAAGTTTCCTGGACTATATCTTCAGCATAATCAAATTCGCCAAATCCATTAACAATCTTAACCCATTCTTTGTGGTGTTTAGCTACTTCTCCAAGCCATTTGTTGTTATCCATATAAAAGTTATTGAAATTACGAAAAGCACTATTTGTATAGTGTGTTCTGTTTCTTCGTCATCAATATCATCGTTATATAAAGCACCCGCCATAATACCCTTTATAGGTGCTATAATTACTTCACCGTTATATTTATTCATTAACTGCATTAAAAAATAAATTGTAAATACTAAAAATCCTATTACTATCATAACTATCTTTTTATTGTTAATCTTGCTTCTTTCTTTTCAGTTGTTACATCTTTTAATTCAAAACTAATATTAATATGCGTTAGTTGAGAATCCTTTTTTTGTAACATCTCCATTATGTTTTCTATTTCATTCCATTTAAACCTAGAATCTATTATAGACAACTTTTTCAAATATACTAACTTTTCTGTCAAATCTTTGAAGTAACTTATTAACACTTTGTTATCACTATTAAATAATAACATTCTTTCAGCTGATATCTGTAATTCTTCAATGTGTGTTCTAATTGTTGTTTCCATTAAAATATGTCTTTAAGTGGGTCGTAAAAAGCTCCTTCAACTTGTGGCAACCCAAAATTATTTACTTTAAAACTAAAGTTTTCAAATGGTGCATTTCTTGAGCGTTTACAACTTACGGTTACTAAATGTTTATTTACTGTATTTAATTCTAATTGTATTTGCGTTTCTGCTTTCTTTTCTAAAAACGAACCTAAATGTCCTGTAGGTTTATCAGTTCCAAAATTAGAGTGAATAACAGTTATAATATGACAATTTAATTCTTTAGTCCATTTCATTAACTTTTGCACTACTGCGTTACTTTCTTCTATGTTATTTACATCAGAACATAAATCAGCAATACCATCAATAATTACAAGTCCAATATTTTTACCTTCTAATTTATCATAAAGATAATATTCTATAAAATCAACTCTTTCTTTAAAACTTAATTGCCTTAATGCTAATGTATGATATTTATCTGTTTTTATACCTGTCATATCAATAGGACGTTTAAACACATTTGCAGCGTGAAAGTTGCCCTGTTCTGTATCAAAGTGTATAATATGTCTATCTTGTCTATTAGCTCTTAAATCACCCCCAAATTGTTCTAATTTATCTGCTAAATATATTGCTGATAATAATGATACAAAAAATGTTTTCTTACTTTTAGGAGGTGCTTGTAAAAAACTAAAGTTACCATAAGTTCCAATAGGTGTTGGATAGCTAATTTCACCGTCTTTTGTTTCATAACTTTTATAACCAAATGAAATTGCTGGTATTGGATGTTCTATCTTTTCTAATGGATTAATAAAGCAATCTTCTTCAAACATTTGCATTAATAATCTTTGTGCTTCTTTGTCCATTTGTTTTGTTTGTTTAAAAAAGGGGCTGTTACACCCCTATTAATTTCTAGAAAGGTAAATCTGATTCTACTTCTTTAGCAGTTATTTCAGCTTTTTTATCAGCAACTGAAATAGTACCGTTTGTCCAAATTACATTTCCGTTACCTAAATACGTTTTAGGCTTTTTAGCTTCTCTTTCTTCTTTAGTTTGACTATCTGTTAAAGAAACATTTTGACCCCATTGATTAGATTCATCATTTACCCCAACAGTAAAGTTGTAATAAACTGCTCCATCTTTTCCTGATACAAATTTTTCTTTAGGTAATTTGTCAACTCTTAAACTTACATTAATTAATGCACTCATATTATTTTTTTTTATTGCTTACCTTTTTTTACTGTTGTCGGCTATTCAGTTTTACAAATATAATAATTATAAATTAGTATAAACGCAATAGATAATACTTATTTTGTTTTTTAAATCTACTTCGTCTATACGATAGTTATCACTCAGCTTAAAAAACGCAGTAGATAATAGCACAAGTCCATCCTGCCATTGCACTAAACTGATTTTCTCCAGTTGAAGCCCATTTTATTAGGGCGGAAATTATATTTAAAACTGCTGTGATTACAAAAATAATTTTTAATAATGTTGTTAAATCTATCATAATTACTTTTTGCTTTTATTTAGTTAATTCTCCTTTAACTTCTTTAGTCATTTTATATTTAGCTTCTATTGCAGAAATAGAACCACCACCTTTAATGTATTCAACTGCTTTTTTAAATTCAGGTGTATTTTTATTTAACCATTTTAATTCTTCACTAGACGTATTCTTTTCGTGCTTATTAGAAGCATCAGCATCTTGTGTATCATCAATTAAAAGTAAATTACCTAATGCGTACTTTTTTCCGTAAGAAGATGCAGAACCAAATTGTTGTGGTACTTGCATACCTTTTTGATTTAAGTCAATTCCAACAATAGCTGTAGCTGATATTTTATTAACTCCATTGTTATCTAAAATAGTTGCTATTGATTTTAACATTGGTGGAAAATTACTATTACTATCAAAACTTGAAACTATCCGTTCTGTGATAATAAAACTTACTTGGTATTTTTCATTGTAAGGTTTTAATGCTTCTAATATATCTTCAGCACTTCTAAAGTTATATTTACCAAAGCTATTAAATTTTGACTTGTTTGCTTTAAATTCTTTTTGAATTAAAGACAATTTTTCATTTAATGTTAATTCCATTTTAATTTTGTGTTAGTTCGTAAATTTCTTGTTTAATAATTGTTTTGTATTCTTGCGGACATTCTTCATCTAATGCTTCAAAGCAATAATTTTGAAGTTTAGTTAATTTGCTTTCAAGTTCACAAATCTTATTTTGCATAACTTCCATTCTGAATCTGTTGAAATCTAATAAGTCTTTCATTATGTTCTAAATATTAATTGGATTAAAAAATATACAGCTAATACCTGTACGAATAAAATTTGATAATTTGCTTTTGATAAAAATTGTTTCATAATTGTTTTATTTGTTTGTTGAGTACAAATATATAACTTGTTTTTAAATAAAAAACTATTGATTTAAACTTTAACAAAATTTTAACAAAAAAGGGAATACTAATTAAAGTACTCCCTTCAAACAAAAACAAAGAAACAGAATCTTATATATTTTCTAATTGGTCGTTATAGTATTGAATCATATCTATTAAATCTACATCAGCAAATTTAACAGTTTGTTTTGACTTTAAATACATTTCTTCAGATAAGTTATTACCAAGATATTGACTAAATGCATATTGCATACCTTGATTAGTTATATTACATCCATAACACTGTACACCTACGTTTGATTCTAACCAACGTGTTGAATAATGTCTACGTGACATAAAATGACCGCATTGTAATTTCTTATAATGGTCTTTTTTACCACAAGTAACACAAGTAGCTATTTCATTAATAGCATCTTTTCTTCTAATGTATTGTGAGAACACAGTATCTAGTTTTGTTACTAATGATTTGCGTGTTGGTTTCTTCATATACAAATGTAATTAAAGGTTATTAACATTCAAGTTAAAAAGTTTATTTTTAATCTATTTACTTTGTCAAAAAAAAACCGTAAATTTGTATTTTACTTTTAAATAAATAAGTTTTCTAAAAAGAAATAAAAAAAATATATAACAAAAACAAAATAAATAGCAAAAACAAAGTGTGTTGCGAATAGCTATGTTAAATAAGTAAACGTTTAATTATTTGATGTCTTATAAGAAAAAATAAAGGAATTAATAGTAACCATAAATAAATAAAATAATTAGCTTTTTTATCTATTTGTTTTTTAAATGATTTAACTGAAGTTTTAATAGTTTCTTTCTTATGTTCGTTTTTAGACACTATTTTCTTTTCTATATGTAAACTATTATCTTTTACTTTTTTATATCTTAAAACAACGTTTTTGTAGCTTATACCGTTTATTAAAACGTCTTTTAAAGTATCTA